TTAATCCAATTCAGTCACCACCAGGCAAACCTTGCCCAGTACTTTTAACCTGGTGGCCTGTTGTTTGGTTAAATGCAGTGTTTCAAACTTGCGATTGTCTGCCACTAGCAAAAGCTCACCTTCAAAACCAAATTGCACCCGTCTAATCACAGTTCTGTCGTTTAACGCCAGCGCGTACAACTTGCCGTCTTGCAGTGGTGTGCTGTCAACCATGTATTGCACAACACTACCAGCTGGTAGTGTTGGTTCCATCGCATCATCGTCAATCTCAGCACAGCGTTTGTGTTCAGGGTCATACAACGCTGCCCTTTCCATAATCATATGACCTGGCTCACAGTCCGGGGCAGTCACGTAGCTAGGGTGTTCGCCCGGTATGGCAGCGGTTGCGGCCTCTACCCAGCCAATAACATTGGGATGTTCCTCAGCCAGTATGCCCGCCTGCACCCGCTGGCGTATCAACTGCACATAATCGGACTTTGTTTCATAGGAAAGCGCAGCCAGGTAATCAGTATCGGGCAAGCGCCCCTGCTTCTCATAAGCAAGAATGGTATTTACATGCCACGGGTAAAGTCTGGCCATCTCAGCACGCGACAACACGCTTTCACGCAATTGGAAGATCAGTTCACCAAACTTTTCCGCGTCCATGCCTACCTCTTGAAATCACCACAAAAATAATCTCTGTTAAAACAATAGCATAGAGAAAAACACACACTTTTGTGTGTTATTTCGGTTTACAACACATTTTTATGTACTTATTTTGTATTCATGCAGACACAAAAAGGACATAAAAATGGCCCATTCAGATTGGCACAACGCAGACATTGTTGCGGCTGTTAAGAAAGCAACAGGGATGTCCCTGCGCAAACTTTCAGAGTCTAAGGCACTTGGCCCCGGCACTCTGCAACAGGCGTTACACCGCCCGTATCCCAAGGCTGAACGCATAATTGCTGACGCCATTGGGGAACAACCTCAAACCATCTGGCCTTCACGCTACAACAAAAGTGGGCCACGAAAATATCGCAAATCGGGATCAAGCGTAGCAGATCGCAGTAACCGTACACAACAAAACCCCAAGGACGAATAGTAACATGGAAAAGTGTACTGCCAAGCAAATTGCCGAAGCTGTCGGCATCGCCCCACGCAACGTAAGGCTCAGAGCTAACAAAGAAAACTGGGCGCACACCCTGCTAACCGGGCGCGGCGGCCAAATACCACATTATTATGTTGACTCCCTGCCACACGACATAAAAGTGTCAGTTCTGGCCCCGTTTGGCATCAACGACACCGCCAACCACGTTGCCATAGCAGCCGCCAGAGCCATCACCACCACAAACAAAAACCGCCAAACCCTTGCCCAGCAAAGCAAGCAGCAAGCCGTGCAAACCCTGGCGGGGCTAGACGGCCCGGCAAAAGCCCGCGCAGAAGCCGCTTTCACCATATTGATGTCGGCCACCTTGTTTCAGAAGCAAAGCAACCTGCCACAAAAGGCCGCGTTTAACGAGTTCGCCACCTTATATAACGAACGCCGCATCCAACTGCCAGAATTCGCCTTTAAAGCCAAAACCAGCATCAGCCGCGCCACCCTGGAACGCTGGCAAGCCACCTATAACCGCGAAGGCATTACCGGCCTGGCAGGCAAATACGGCCACGCCAAAGGCAGCGGCATCATCGACAGCAACGAGCAAATAAACGCCTTTGCCATCGCCATGATCAAAGAATACCCGCACGTTAAAGGCGAACAGCTCTACGAAGCCATTAAAGCCAGCTTTCCAACCTGCGAATTTCTACCCTCAGCGCCCACCTGCCGCACCTGGTTAACGCGCTGGAAACAGCAAAACCAAGAGCTGTACACATCGCTGTGCGACCCGTCCGGCTGGCAGAACAAATACATGGCCGCTTTCGGCAACAAAGCCGCCGAAGCCCTGCACATAAACCATATATGGGAATTTGACAGCACCCCGGCCGACGTAATGTTGTTGGATGGCCGTTACTCCATTATTGGCGTAATCGACATCTACACCCGCCGCGTTAAATGCGTACTTAAGAAAACCTCAAACTCCGAAGGTATCGCCCTGCTAATGCGCGAAACCATCCTGGAATGGGGCTTGCCCGACATCGCCCGCACCGACAACGGCAGCGACTACACCAGCGTGCATATCACCAGCGTGTTTGACGCCCTGGGTATAGAGCAGGAACTCACCCAGCCTTACAGCGGCTGGCAAAAGCCTTTTATAGAACGGTTTTTCCGCACTTTTTCCCATGGCATAGCCGAACTGCTGCAAGGCTACGTTGGCCACAGCGTGGCTGACCGCGAGCAAATCAGCAAGCGCATACCATTTCATCAACGCCTGATGGAACGCCGCCTGAAAGGCCGCGACAAAGAAGCCATCAACGTTGAATTGTCAGCAGAACAGTTCCAACAGTTCATCAACGACTGGATCGACTACAAATACCACACCAAGGTCCACAGTGAACTGAATTGCAGCCCGTTTGAACGCTTTACCAACAGTAAAGCCACCATACGCCGGTTAGACAACCACCATGTACTAGACGTACTGCTGGCCCCCATCCCCGGCAACAACGGCCAGCGCACCGTCAGCAAAAAAGACGGCATCCGCATCGAAAACATGTGTTACGTGCACCCCGAATTGGGCGGCTACATAGGCCAGCGCGTGTATTGCCGCTGGAACCCCAAAGACATCAGCAAAATCTACGTGTTCCATGCGCTGCACCACCACTTTATCTGTGAAGCAGTTAACCCAGAGCTGTCAGACGGCACCGTCAATCTCGAAGACATCGCCCGCCAAGCCAAAGAACTGCAGCGCGCCAAACTGCGCGAACAGCGCCAGGCACTGGCCAACACTGCTAAAAAACATTCGGTGAAAGACATCGCCCAGCAAATCCTGGCCCACCAAAAGCAGCAGTTTGAAAGCCTGGCCGCTTTCCCCAAACCTGCCAGCCAGGCCGACAGTGCGCTAATCAACGCCACGCAGCAAGCCATAGAGCAAAGTCAGCAAGCCAGCGAGTACAGCGAGTACAGCGAACAGCAGCTCAGCGAATTTGAAGCCAAGCGCCAGCAACTGCAGGCGGCAGAACAAGCCCTGGCTGAAGACAGCACCCCCATTTTCCGCAACGAGCACCACCAGGCACGTTACCTCTTTGAACGCCGTTTAAACGGCACCGCAACCCCAGAGGAACGGGCCTGGCTGCACCAGTATCAACGTGCGCAACCCCGGCAATTCCAACTCTTGGAAACGCTATTTGAAGAAGACCTGAAAAAGGAGCAACACCAATGAAATCCACAGTAGCAAGAACCAGCAACGTCATGGCAGCCTTTGAAGCCTTCCAGAACCTGATGGACGCCGCCCAGTCTGGCTCCCCAGCTATCGGCATGTTCACTGGCAAAGCCGGTTACGGCAAAACCACTGCAGGTGTCTGGTTGTTCGCCCAGGCAAATGGCCTGCTTGTGCGCTGCCTGAAGGCCGACAGCCCCCGCAGTTTTCTGGAACGCATAGGCCAGGAACTGGGCCTGGACAAACGCTGGAGCAAAGTCGACACCTTTAATTTCATCATTAAAGAGCTGTGCGTTACCCGCCTGCCCTTGTTTATTGACGAATGCGATTACATCGCCGACAAGCCCGAAATTCTGGAAACCATTCGCGACATTTACGACATGGCCAACGTGCCGATCATCATGATTGGTTACGCCGAACTGCCCCGCAAAATCAAACGTCTCGAACAGTTAGACAGCCGCGTGGCCCAGCATGTCGAGTTCAAGCCCGCAAACTCTGGCGACATCGCCATAATGGCCAAAGCGCTGCTGGAAAACTGCAGCATCGCCGACTGTCTGGCCGCGCAACTGCTGGACGTCAGTAAGGGCTCGTATCGCCGTATCCATACCGCCCTGGACAAAATCGAAAAGTTCGCCAAAGCCAACAAACTGACCAGCGTTACCGCTGAACAGTGGGGCAATCAGGCGTTCTTCCCAAGTGCGCAGTAAGGGGTAGCAATGTCCACCGCCAATAACACTACAACAGGCAACAGGACGACAAGCCAAACCAGCTGGGAATGGATCCAGACACAGCCAAGCTTTCACGCCACCGACCTGGTGCATGCGCTAAACATCACCCTGCACCAGGCCCAAATGGCTATTGATTACCTCAAAAGCCTGGGCGCAGTTGAAACCGTTAACGCCACCTTTAACCCCGTGCTTTACAGCCGGGTTAAAGGGGTAAAACCCATACTACCCGGTAAAAACCGCACCTCGCCTAAGCCCAAAAGCGCCCGTCAGCGCATATGGCAGGCCATGCGTTTTTTGCGCAAGTTCACCGTCGACGACTTAACCGGTAGCGCCGAAGCAACCCGCGCCAGCGTTGAAAAGTACCTAAGCGACTTAATTTGTTATGGCTATGTTGTCATCAGCCAGCCCCAGCGCCGTCGCGCCAGTATGGCGGTGCGTACAGGCTCAAAGGTGGTGTACATGCTGCTCGAAAACACCGGCTACAAGTACCCGATTATTCGCCCCAACGGCCTGTGGGACCAAAACCGCAAGCAATTGGTCGAGCTGAAGATCGGCAAGGAGAATCACCGTGCAATGGCTTGAACTACTGCAAAGTAAAGCCGCCGAGCTGGGCCGCCGTCAGGTCGAAGCCGACCTGGGCGTCAGCAAAACCACCCTGTCGCAGGTACTTAACAGCAAATACCCCGGCAACCTTGAAAACATCCAGCGCCTGGTACTGGAAACCTACACCCACCAGATGGTGCAGTGCCCCATTCTGGAGGAAATCTCGGCCAAGCGCTGTCATAGCGAACAAATCCGCCCGTTCTCAGCCAGTAACCCCCAGCGGGTGGCCTTGTTTCGCGCCTGCCAAACCTGCCCCAACAACCGGAGCAAAAGGCCATGAACCGCTACAACACCGTTATACGCAACAAGGTCAACGCCGTCGGCAAAGTGCTGGAACTCCTGGTAAAGCGCAACTGCGCCATTACCGGCATCAGCATTGGCGACAGCGGCGACATCATCGACATTCTGCCCCCACCCAAGGGCAGCCTGGTCGGCACCTACGAAACCGTCATAGGTACGCAGCACGGACGCGCCTACCAAACCCATTGCCGCATCAACGGCATTACCGTGCGCTGGAACGCCCCCAACCAACAATAAGAGGCCCCCATGAAAACTATCGAAAAGCTCTACGAACTGACCGAAAACAACGCCCCTCCCGGCTTTATGCTCGATGCAGACGGCAACCACATGCGCCTGGACCGAATAAAAGACATCGACAAGACCCGCGACGAAGTCGTTAAAAAGCTGTTTAAAGGGTGTGTGGTGATTAGTGACGAAATGCAGGCCCTAGCCAAGTTTCTGCGTACCGAAGTAGCTGCTCTGGTTGAAAAGTCCTTTGCTGAATACGGCAAAAACATAGGCGGCAAAAAGGGAAATGTCACGCTGTTTAGTTTTGACCGCCGCATCAAGATTGAACGCGCCCGTCAAACCCGCCTGGCCGCTAACGAACGCATGCTAATTGCGGCAAAGCTGATAGAGCAATGCGTTGAGTCCTGGACAAAGGGCAGCAATCGCAATCTGCAAGCCGTGGTTAAAGGCTATTTACGACTGGACAGTCAAGGCTGTTACAGCGTGGCCAAGTTGCAGTCCTTACGCCGCCTGAAAATTGATGATCCAAACTGGCCAGCCGCCATGGAAGCCCTGGCCGACGCCCTGGAATACGACTCCACCGCCGAATACTTCCGGGTTTACTACCGCGACGACCAGGGCGTGTACCACCAACTTCCCCTTGATATGGCATCCATCAATAACCTGGAGCAATCCGCATGAACGCACCCAAAAAACAAACCCACCACATTGGCAGCGTAAAAGACTTACGCACCTTGTTAGCCAGCCTTCCCAGCGACATAGACGGCCTGGAAACCCTTTACCAGGTCAACGTCTACCACGCCGAAGACACCGACGAAAAATGGCTGGAAATCGAACCAGCCAACTAAACCCCGCCCCTTACGAGGGGCTTAATCCAAGCCTTGCCAAGCAGGGCTTCGATTAAGCAAAACGAGGTCAACATGCAACACAATAAAGCCATACAAGACGCCCGCAAACGGCTGATTGCCAAGGTACATGTCGGCAAAGCCAAACTGGGGCTGGACGACGACACCTACCGCGCCATGCTGGTACAAATAACCGGCCACAACAGCGCGGCCGCTCTGCGCCCAAAACAATTGCATGACGTGCTTGAGCACATGCAAAGCAAAGGCTTTAAACCAAGCAAAACCGGCCAGCGCCGCCAGTCACCCAAAAGCGGCAACAGCCGTCTGGCCGAAGTCGACAAAATCCGCGCCATCTGGATCGACATGGCCCGCCAGGGTTTTGTTCGCGACGGCTCAGAAGCCGCATTGGACGCCTGGATCAAACGCCAAACCGCCAAAGCCAACAACGGTGTTGGCGTTGAGTCGGTAGCCTGGCAATCCGGTGGCATGGCACTAAGCAACCTCGAATCTATAAAAGCCTGGCACAAGCGCCTGATGGCCAAACAACTAATCGCCAAAGGCATCACCCACCTGGTGGGTTACAAGCAGCGCATGTGGTCCACCAGCCAGGCCCCGTACGACTATGTTTCAGCCGCCTACCACGGTCACATAGAAGGCCAGGGGGCAAAACCATGAAGTTAGGCCGCTGCCCGGTCTGTCGCACAGGCCTGCACCTAGACGCCCTGGTGCAAGACACAGCCGGTAAAACCCTGCTTGGTACTGTGGCCGCCTTGTCCACCGAACAGGCCGCCGCCCTAGTGGGTTACCTGGCGCTGTTTCGCCCGGCTAAAAGCGACCTGGCCAACAGTCGCGCCCTGCGGCTGATCAGCGAAGTCCAGGCGCTCACCGTCAACCGCCAGGCCCTAACCCAGGCCCTGGAACAAACCACCCAGCAAATCAGTGCCAGGCGCAATGAAAGTGGCGACGCCAAGCCACTCAGCAACCACAACTACCTGAAAAAAGTGCTGCACAGCCTGCCCGGCTGGGACCAGAACCTAAGCACCGCCCTGCAATTGCCAACCGGAGCCAACCATGAAAAGCCCGCAAGATCTGCAACACATCGCCAAGACATTGGCCACGCCCTCTTGCAAGTCGACAACAGCGACTGGGCAAAGTGACACCGCCATGCAACAGGTAGCGCCCTTAATCAACCAAGCATTTGGCCAGTTGCAGCTTATTTTTGGCCGCAAGTATGCCAGCCGCTTCACCAGCAAGAACGAACTGGACGCCACCAAGCGCATGTGGGCAAAAGCCTTTATCCAGGAAGCCATAAAGCCAGAACAAGTGGCCCACGCCATCCAGCGCATTATCAGCGCCAAGCTTGAATGGCCCCCAGAGCTACCAGAGTTTTTAAACCTGTGTGACGACCCTCAAGCATTGGGCCTGCCCGAAAAACACCAGGCCCTGCAACAAATCATTGACCGCCACGGCAAGTACCGCTTTGTCGAACAGTTCACCTGGTTGCACAGAGTGGTAGAGGTTATCAACCAGCATATCGGCCACCACGTTACCCAGGAAGCGGCCAGCAGCTTCGAGCGGCGGTTTAACACCGAATGGAAACGGATTATCACCCAGTTTAAAGCAGGCACCCTGCCAGAGCCGCGCCCACTGCTTAGCTACAACATCGCACGCAAACTGCCGCCAGTGATCCCCCAGCAATGGATAGACGAAGACTGCCAACTGCAAAAACGTCTGGCCAGTCTGCGCACCCAGCAACGAGGCCCCGCCCATGACTGAAGAACAACAACTGCTGTTTTTAGACGACGGCTTTGACCAGTTACTGGACCACCTGCCCGCTCTGGCCAGTGACCAGCAACGGGCCATGGCCGCCTACAAAGAACACCTGTGGACGCTGCTACTGCTAATAGAACGTCGCCTGGCCAAAAACGGTATTGACTCAAAACAAGCCTACAAGCTGGCCTGCGAAACCATTGCCGAAATTGCCCACTACCAGGGCGGCGAGTGCCGCTACCTGCCGCGCGGCGACAAACTGCGCCAGGAACTGCGCGACATGCACATGTTCCGGCTCTGGAACCAGCACAACTGGCCGGTTGCCCGCATCCACAAAGAGTACTGCCCGGAGCTAAACCAGATCCAGGTCTACAAAATCCTGCAACACAAGCGCGAAGAATACCGCGCCAAAGTGCAGGGCCGTTTACTTTAACCAGGAGAACACCATGATAATTGAATTGCTCATCGTCACCTTGTTTGTGCTGCTGTTTTTGGCCTGCCTGGCCATTTATGTGCAGCATGAAAAGCTCAGCAAACACACTACCCGGATGGACGCCTTAACCCGCGAACTGTCGCAGGTTAAAGCCTTGCACAGTCTCAAGGGGTTGGTGGAGGTGTACCGTGACTAAACACCCACTTTGGTTAGAAAAACTGGGCACACAAACCCATCCAGACTACGACCACGATGCACCCATGCACATGTGCGCCCAACAGTCCTGGGTGTTCGCAGAGTGCGCCACCAACGTCATTGAAGAGGTGGAGTTTGTCGAATCCCCAGTAGCAGTAGGCAAAGAAGCCAGACTGTGGCTGGGCACCGCTATGGTTAACGGCCAACCAACTCAACTGCAGCTAGTGGCTACCCAGGTGCCCGCAGACTTTATAGACGAGGGGTAAGCCATGCTATCGCTAAAACCCGCAGGTGTAAAAAGCTGGTTTACCGCTGGCTTTTGGTTTGGGACCGAGCTTGCTCTTGGCAGCCAGTTTGCCTGGGTAATTTACGACCTACTGGTGGTAAAGCTCAGCGGCTTCGCTTTCGGATAGGGTGGAACAATGAGCATTAAAACAACTACCCAGCGCCAGGACATCTTCAGCCCGACTGGAGACGACCTGGCTGCACCCATTCCACCAGAACAAGCACTGCAACTGGCCAATATCACAATCGAAGACCAAAGCCGCCTGATAGGCAGGCTGCGCGAAGCCCTGCAGCACATTTATGCCATGCGCGGCGAAGATGAGCTGATAGCCAGCGTTTGCAACCCGTTAATTGACCAAACCCGTTATTACTAGGAGAGAAGCATGAAAACAGGCTCACAACTAATTGCCGATGAACGACAAAGGCAGATTGACGAAGAAGGGCGTAGCGCTGAGTTAGACGACGCATACAAGCCTGGAACCTTAACTACTGCCGCCATTTGTTACGCAACTGTTGCTGGGAGCGGCAATGAGATGCGTGAACGAATCAGAAATCAGGCTTACCTACTAGGGATGCCTCCAAATTATTGGCCTTGGGATAGAGAGTGGTGGAAACCCGGCCAAGACGATTCCAATGCCAGTCGCATCCGAGAACTAACTAAAGCGGGGGCCTTATTGGCCGCTGAAATCGATAGGCTGCAAAGAAAATCAAAGCGGGAGGCATTTTAAGTATGCTAGAAGTCCTACAAGCCGCCGCCCTGCGCCCGGAAGACTTTAACGAAAGCGTTGATTTTATTCTGCCCGGCTTCCTGGCCAAGCGGCAAATTACCATGCTGTTTGCCGACGGCGGTAACGGGAAAACCTGGGTTGGTTTTGCCCTGGCCAACTACTGCGCCGCCCAGCGTTTAACCGTTGTTTATATGGACTTTGACAACCCGTTGAGCGTACTGGCCGAGCGCGGGGTGGAACGCAAGCTGGTACGCCGTTACGCCAACCTGCATTACATACAACGCAGTAAAAGCGCCCTGGGTGCCGGGGAGCTGTTGGAACAACTGGCCAACGCCGCCACCGCCAGCCGCTACGAAAACATGGTGTTCATTTTCGACAGCCTGCGTAACTTTGGCGACGTCGCCCACGACAGCCAAATTATGCGCGTCATGGACCGGCTAATGAACATTCGTGAAGCCGGGGCCACCGTTGTGGTGCTGCACCACAGCAACAAAGACGGCCGCAACTACCAGGGCAGTAACAATATTCGCAACTCGGTAGACAACATGTACCGCCTGCGTAAGCGCGAACAAGCCAACGGCATTGGCGTGCTGCTGGAAGCGGTAAAAGAGCGCGCCAACATTCAAAACAAAGCCTTTGATATTTGCCCCACCAGCCTGGCGCTAACTGAAAAAGACATGACCGAAGCCCTGGCCAGCGAAGACGATCTGGAATTTATCCAGGACGTCAAAGCCGCCCTGCGCCAGTTCCCCACCCTCAACAAAACCGACCTGCTCAAAGCGGTAGGCTGCGAAAAAGACGACAAAACCGCCAGGGCACGCCTGGACCGCTACGAAGGCAAACACTGGTCCTGTAGCCGCAAGGGCCGCAGTTGCCACTACAGCTACCTGGCCGAACAACCAACACAACCTTAACAACTGCCACAGTTGTGATAGTTGTTAAGGTTGTACCGGCCTTGACAGCAACCAATTAGAAGCACAGGATCCGCCCCAACCAACCCGCAAAAAAACAGCCTGGAACCCCAAGCCCAGGCTAAACCCGCCCACTCCGCCGCCGCCTTTACGATGGCGGCATGAACCAAGAAAATCCCACACTCTATTACGGCTTAGCTTCCCACCAGGAAGCACTAAACCAAGCCACCCAAGTATGTTCCGTGTTTGGCCACGGGGTAAACGGCTGCGCCATCAACCTGCTGATGGAAACCGCCAGTGCTGAAACCCAGTTAGGCCAGTATCCAGACACCACCCCCAGCAACGGCTTTGGCCTCAACCAGTTTGACCACGTTGGCTTTACCGACTTGCAAAAGCGCACCCGCCAACAAGACAAGCTATTACTCAGCAATATCTGGGGCTATAACCTTGATGCGCTGTTTGCCCTTGACCTGGCCGACGACCCGGTGTTGTCAATGATTTGCTGCCGCCTTAAATACAAGCTGCGTCCCGAAATCATACCCGCCACCCTGCCCGCCCGCGCCAAGTACTGGAAGCGTTTTTACAACACCGAGCTTGGCAAAGGCACCGAGGAACACTACACCGAAAGTGCCAACCGCCTGCTGTACGCCCCAGGGGCGGTAATGTCCGGGAAGTGGTCATGAGCCGCCACAACCAGCAATTTTACGACATGGGCCGCAAGGCCCGTTTTACTGCCGAGTTAACCGCCTGGCAAAGCCAACGCGCCACCCAAATGCCCCTAAGCAGCCACAACGCCACCGCGCACAGCTACTGGCGGCAAGGCTGGAACAGCGTATCGCTGGCCGAAATACAGCAGTACATCAACGCCAACCAAACTGGCCACACGCCCAGCAGCGTATCCTCACCACCACAGCAAAGCCGCCTGGCCGCCCTGCAGGCAGCCCGGCAGCGATTAAAGGAACCCACATGAGCGCAATACTGACCACCCTGCTTACCGCCGGGCCTAGCCTGATTCGTATGTTTGGCCAAAGCAAAGGCGGCAAGGTCGAACAAACTGCCGAGGCCATCGCCGATGTTGTCGAACTGGTCAAAGGCGAACCCCCTGCAGAGCAAGCCAACATACTGGCCACCAGGGTTAAAGCAGTAGACCAGGCCGCCTTAACAGAGCTAAAGCTGGGCCTGGAAAGGCTGGCCGTAGAGCGTGAACAAATTCAGGCCGCCCGTGAAAAAGAGCGCCTGCAGCACGACCTGGGCATGCACCAGGAACAACAGAACACCATCAGAAGTGGCGACAACGCCGAAGACCCCTACGTACGCCAAACCCGCCCCAAAATTGTGCGCCGAAGCTTCTGGGTACTCACCGCCTACATATTTGGGTTTGAAGCCTTGCATGCCTTTGGTAAGGGTACTGGGGCTGACTGGGAGATTGCCCTGGTTCTCGCCGCCCCGGTGTTAGCCTATTTTGGCTTTCGCACCTGGGATAAGGCGGGTAAACCCAGCCTGAGTTTGTTTAAGGGCAAAGCCTGATGGACATCATTGACCGCGCCCAACTGCTTAACGAGCAGTACCAAAAAGCGGCCCTGGCAGGTGTGCGCACCCCGGCCCCGGCCGCACCGTTAAAACTTAGCGCTACCGGCCAGCCTCTGTGCATAGGCTGCGACGCCGACATAACCCAGCGCCGCCTGGCCATGCCCCATACCCAGTACTGCACCGACTGCCAACAACTACAAGAACAAAGGAGCCGTCGCTAATGGAACCCGTGTTTACCCACATCGAAGCGTACAAATTTGTCTATGGCCTGCTGATAACCCTGGCCAGCGGTTTTCTGCTGTACTGGTTAAGCCGCTACTTTGCCACCAAAAGCGATCTGCACCAGCACCGACAGGAAACCCAGCAATCGTTGCAGGCTCAGGCCGCAGCCCTGGCCCAGCATCAGGCCGACTTTGAGCAGCAACGCCAAGACCACGCCCGCATGCGCGAAACCGTGCAAGCCCTCGACGCCCACATTAAGCACCTGCCCACCAGCAAGGAAATTGGCCAGCTACGCGAACAAATGGCCCTGCTAAATGGCCGCCTCGACGGTATTAACCCCCTGTTTAAACAGCTGTTAAACAACGACAACATGCTGATCCAAAACGAACTCAACGGAGGCAAAAAGTAATGTCCCTGGACCAAATCATGGCCGAAAACCAGCGCCTCAGTATACTGCACTGCCTGGCCGCAATGGACGGCTACAGCACCAACAACAGCATTATTCAGGCAGTGTGCCAGCGCTACGGCAACCAGATGACCATGGACCGCATCGGCACCCACCTGCACTGGCTAAAAGAACAAGGCCTGGCCACCCTGGAAAGTCACGAAAGCTACACCATTGCCACACTCACCCAGCGCGGCCTGGACGTAGAAAAAGGCCTGGCCACCCAACCTGGTGTTAAACGCCCAGGACCGAGGGTTTAGGGATGGCCCAACGTAAGACCTGCACAAAGGCCGAAGTGGATGCCATGAACAGCCTAGCTCATGCGTTTGTTATTGAAGACATAGCCAAGGACGTTATGGAACCCAACTACCCGGAACAAGCCGAAGCGTTCCGCAACCATATGCGTTCCCAGTTCCCTCAATACTTCAGAGTGTTAGATGAGTTGCGGGAAGCCATTCCAAGATTGCGTAAAGAGTTCTCAAGACAAATCGCCAGAGATGGCTGGGGCAGCGTAATGCCAAAGGACAAGCCATGACCGATAAACGCACCAGAGGCAAACCCAGCAAAATCGACCAACTCCCGGAAGACATCAAGGCCGAGTTAATCGAGCTGCTGCGCGACAGGTCGGTTACCCAAACCTATGTATTGGAAAAGGTTAACAGCATGATCCGCGCTGCAGGCTTGCCCGAAGAGGAAGAGTTAAGCCGCAGCGGCCTGAACCGCTATGCCACCCAAATGGCCACGGTGGGCAGCAAAATTCAGGAAGCCCGCGAAGTCTCCAAACAGTGGGTTGACCAGTTGGGCGACAAGCCCACAGGTGAGGTAAGCAAAATCCTTATTGAAATGGTGCGTACTCTGGCCTTTGACCAGGTGTTAAAGCTGTCTGAATCAGACAAAGTGGTAGAACCCAAATTTATCCGCCAGCTCGCCCAGGGCGTAAAAGACCTGGAAGAGGCCGCCACCAAGTCGCATAAACGCCAGCAGGAAATCCGTAAAGCCTTTGCTGAAGAGGCAGCAGCTCAAGCTGAGAAGACTGCCAGCGCCGCAGGTATGACAGCCGAAGGGGTAGCACAGATTAAACGCGAGATACTGGGGTTAGCCTGATGAAACTCCCACCCAAGGCCCCTACCGTCCCGCCTGAGATTAGGCCCAGCAAGAGTCAATACCAGCAGGCCATAGAGCAATGCGACAGGCTGGAAACCCGCTTTGGCCTGCCCACCTTTATTCCCTTTGACCCAGACGAACTGTTGCTGGGTTACCAAAAGCGCTGGGTGGCCGATGACTCGCCGCTAAAAATTGCCGAGAAGTCGCGCCGAACCGGCATTACCTGGGCGGAAGCTGCCGACGCCGTGCTCACTGCCAGCCGTGCCCGCAGCGCCCAGGGCACCAACCACTTTTATGTGGGCAGCAACAAAGAAATGGCCCGCGAGTTTATCGACGCGGCCGCCATGTGGGCCAAAGCCTTCAACAAAGCAGCGGGCGACATCCAGGAAGAGGTATTTGTAGACGACGGCCAGGAAGGCAAAGAAATCCTCACCTTTGTTATTCACTTTGCCAGTGGCTTTAAAATCCAGGCGCTGTCATCCAAGCCCAGTAACCTGCGGGGTATGCAGGGCAACGTTACCATTGACGAAGCCGCCTTCCACGAACAGTTAGCCGAGGTGCTTAAAGCCGCTCTGGCGTTAACCATGTGGGGCGCAAAGGTACGCCTGATTAGCACCCACAACGGCATAGACAACCTGTTTAATCAGCTGATTGAAGACAGCCGCGCCGGTAAAAAACGCTATAGCGTGCACCGCATTACCCTGGACGACGCCTGCAACGAAGGGCTGTATCAGCGTATTTGTCAGCGCCTGGGTAAAGCCTGGACCCAGGAACTGGAAGACCAATGGAAAGCCGACCTGCTGCGCGACACAGCCAGCCAGGAAGACGCCCTGGAAGAATACTTCTGCGTGCCCAAACAAGGCGGCGGTGCGTACTTAACCCGAGCTTTGATAGAACTGGCCATGCGCCAGGAATGGCCTGTATTGCGCTATGAGCAAAGCCAAAGCTGGAACGAAATGGCCGAGCATTTGCGCTTTGCCGACGTACAGGACTGGTGCCAGCGCACCCTGTTGCCAGAACTGCAAAAGCTTGACCCCGCTTACCGCCATTGCCTGGGCGAAGACTTTGCCCGCAAAGGCGACCTAACGGTTATCTGGATAGGCACAATTGCCCAGGACCTGAGCCTGACCGTGCCCCTGGCCATCGAACTTAAAAACATACCCTACCGCCAGCAAGAGCAAATCTTGCACTACATCATGGACAGGCTGCCACGCTTTACCGGTGCCGCCCTGGATGCCACCGGCAACGGTGACTACCTGGCTGAGCAAACCGTGGAGCGCTACGGCACTGGCCTGGTGGAAGCGGTAAAACTTACCGAAAAGTGGTATCTGGAAAACATGCCGCGTATGAAGGCCCACTTTGAAGACGGCACCATCACCATTCCCAAAGACGCCGACATTCTGGACGACCTGCGCGCCCTGCAGATCAACGCGCGCGGCATACCCTGTTTACCCAACACCAAAACCGACCAGGGTAAACGCCGCCACGGCGACGCGGCCATAGCCTGTGCCATGCTGGTGTTTGCCAGTACCCTGGACGGCAGCGAAATAGCCTTTACCCCCATACCCAACAAACACAGCCGCTGGTCAGAAACAGACCAGGACGACGACCTACACATTAACCAAGCAGGGTGTTTCTAATGCCACTTTACGAAACCAACGGCACCCGTTTTAAGGTGCGCGACAAGTTTGCCCCCAGCCAGTCACAAACTGAAAGAAGCCCTGCCACCATGGTGCTGAAGCGCGAACGGCCAGAGCACCCCAGCAGCGGCCTAACCCCGCAAAAACTGCACGCCATACTTACCGAAGCCGAACACGGCAACCTGATCCAGCAGGCCTACCTGGCCGAAGACATCGAAGAAAAAGACGGCCACATCCAGGCCGAACTGTTTAAACGCCGGATGGCCGTTTCCAGCGTGCCCTGGATGGTAGAGCCGCCCACCAATGCTAGCGCCCAGGAACGCAAAGACGCCGAGGAAATAGAGCAAATCCTGAAAGACATGGACGAATGGCATAGCCTGTTATTCGGCATGACCGACGCGGTGCTTAAGGGCATATCCAATACCGAAATGGTGTGGCAGCCGTACCACAACTGGCGCATACCCAGCATTTTGGGCCACCGGCCGTTAACCTGGTTCCAACTACATCAGGAAGACCAAAACCAAATTGTACTGCGCGACAATTCCGGCCATGGCCAGTTGCTGCAGCCCTTCGGTTGGATCCAGCACCGCCACCAGGCAAAATCCGGCTACCCGGCCCGTATCGGCCTGGTGCGCCAGTTAGCCTGGCCGTTTGTGTTTAAAAACTACAGCCTGCGTGATCTGGCCGAGTTTCTGGAAATTTACGGTATCCCCATTCGGGTCGGCCGCTACCCCAGCGGTGCCACCGACCAGGAGAAGCGCGCCCTGCTGCGTGCCGTGGTTGAAGTTGGCCACAACGCCGGGGGTATCATCCCCAAGGGGATGGAGCTGGAATTTCACGACGCAGCCAAAGGCGGCGGCGGTGATCCATTCATGACCATGATGACCTGGTGCGAACGAGTACAAAGTAAAGCCATTGTTGGCCAAACCCTAACCGCTCAGGTCGACAGCACCGGCAGCCAGGCCCTGGGCAACGTACACAACGAGGTGCGCCAGGATATTCGCGACCACGACTTAAGCCAGATAGCCAGCACTCTAAACCGCGATCTTATCTGGCCGCTGTTTATGCTCAACGGCAAAAGCTACAAGGGCGACACCCGCCGCAAACCGCGCCTGGTGTTCGACATCCAGGAACCGGAAGACCTCACCACCTACGCCACCGCCTTACCGGCGCTGGTGGGCATGGGTATGCAAATACCGCTGTCGTACGCCCATGAAAAGCTGCGCATTCCCCAGCCCGACGGTAACGAGCCAATACTAAGCCTGGCCAGCAAACCCGCGCCTGACCAACCAGAACAAGAGCAATCCAGCACCAAGCCACTACCGCCCCAGGGTAAAGACGCCCTGCGGTTAATGCTGGCCGCCCTAAAAGCCAACCAGGCCAACAATGCCGACCAGCAGTTAGACAACTTAACCACCCAGCTCCGCCAGCAAGCCGCCCAGCCTATGGAAGCCTGGCTAAAAGGCGCACAGCAAAAAGTCGACCAGGCCGACAGCCTGGAACAACTGCTGCAAAGCCTGCTCGATCTGGAAGGCGAGTTAAGCGAAACCGAACTGGCCGAAGCCATGCAACTGGCCCTGGCCAGTGCTGATTTGGCCGGGCGCTACGACGTAAAAAGGGGGCAATAATGGCTGATATCAAAGTTAAGTGCTGCAGATGCAAGAACAAACACTTGGAGTCTGAAAGGGTTAAGAAGCGAAACCCCAAATACAAGATTGCCGTGTTTGATCTGGTTTGCCCGCGTTGTGGCTGTAAATCGTTCTACAACCTTACTGAGGCCAACCAGTGATCAACGACAAAGACTTTCAGCAGTTGCTAACCCACACCCGCCAATACCTTGGCATAGCCTTGTTTCTGGGGCTGATGTTGCTGGCCTGGCTGATTGATCTGTTGTTTGGTTACCTGTTTGGTGGCGCAGTATGACCTGGGCCAATATCGACGCCTTTTTAGCAGGCCAACAGGCCGCCGCTGAAGGCCAGCCCCACAGCGCCAACCCCTGGCCCATAACCAGCCCCTACCACCAGGACTGGTTAGACGGGTGGCACCATGCCTGAAGCGCAATACGGCAGTTTGCCGTTTACCCAGGCTATTGAGTTTTTCCGCAGCAAACTAAACGTTCCCGCAGAGCGCTGGGCAGATATATGGCGCGACCAGCACAACAGCGCCTTTATGGTGGCCGGTGCCACCAAACGCGATTTAATAGCCGACCTGCGCCAAATGGTCGACGCCGCCATAGCCGAAGGCAAAAGCCTAACCTGGTTTAAAAGCGAGTTTAAACACCTGGTTAAAAAGCACGGCTGGGACCACACCGGCAGTGCCGCGTGGCGTGCCAATATCATCTACGGCACTAACATGCGTCAAAGTTACAACGCCGGGCGCTGGGAACAGCTACAGGCCTTTCCTTATTGGCGCTATGCCCACGGCGACAGCCGTTTCCCCCGTCCCCACCACTTAAAGCACCATGGCCTGATCCTGCCCAAAGACAGCCCATTCTGGCAGGTTTGGTTCCCGCAAAACGGCTGGGGCTGCAAATGCAAAGTGTATGGCGTAACCGAAGCGCAAATGCGCCGCCGTGGCTGGCAGGTTAGCGAAGAACCGGTAATCGACACCGTCCCCTGGACAGACAAAGCCACCGGCGAAGTGCACCATGTGCCGGTGGGGATTGATCCGGGCTTTGACTACGCCCCAGGGCGCACCAAACCAGCCCAGCATATACAGCAGTTAGAAGCGGCCAAGCCAGCCCTGCCAGACCGTTTACCTCGCCGCCTGGTGCCCAGTGCCTTCAGCACAGTAAAAGGTATGGACATACATGGCTTAAACCGCATACTGGCAGAGATTGCGACCAAGCGCCCAGAGCTGGAACAGGTCAGCGCGTTTGTGAAGCGCTACCAAATCAAAACTCTGATCCTCAAGCCAACCGAAATCAGTACCAGCAGTAAACGCATAAAAGACCTGGTAGCCCCTATTGCCGATTATCTGCAGGTTGACGGCTACAAAGCCCTGCGCAGTTGGCCAGTATCGCCGAGTGTGGCGCGCAAAGCGGGCGGCTATACCGCCCACGCATGGCACCACTTGGTTATTAAAGCCAAATCAAATTTGCGCTTGTCCAATGTCACCAATGTAGACGAGCTAATAAACGCCGTAGAGGCTGGCATAGTGGCCCATGCCAACGGCGCGCCCATGTGGACCTTTAGCAGCATAGTGCGCAACTTTGGTGACAGCGGCGAAGCGGGTAGCAGCGTGTTAACCTGGTTGCACGAACTTGGCCACCAAGTGCATTTCAGGGTCATAGATAAGGGCTATAATGCCAGAGGCCTGCCCACCACTTTAACCCGCTATGCCGGGCAAGATGTATGGGAATGGCACGCCGAGCATTTTGTAGCCTGGGCCTTAAACCGGCCCAAGCTGGTAGAGCATCACCCCGACATAGCCGAATACTTTGACAACATCATGAAGGCATTAAATGACTGACATACTAAAACGGGCAGCCAGCGCCAACACCCAGTACAGCCGACAATTGCAAGAGGCCCAGGAATTGCTGCGCAGTAACTTACCCCTGCCCGAAAAAGAACAGCGCCTGGCCGAATTACGCGCCCAGGCCCCCGCCAGCGACAAAGCCTATTTCGCTGATCTGTATTCCACCCTGGCCCGCCAGCAAATAGAGGCCCAGCAGTAATGGCCGGTAGTTTTATCAACGTAGACCTGCAAGGTTTTGACCAGGTAAACCGCATACTGCAGCAACTGGCCACGGCCAGCACCAATTTAAAGCCCGCTATGCAGGAAATAGGCGAATACCTGTTGGAATCGCATCAGCAGCGTTTTGAATTAGAGGTAGAACCCGACGGTACTCCCTGGGAGCCATTGCAGCCCAAAACCGTTAAACGTAAAGGCGGCGACGATAGAATTCTAAAACAGTCCAATATCTTAAAAGACACCCTGCACTACCAGGCCGACGCCAACACCTTACTCTTTGGCACCAACCTGGAATACGGCGCAACCCACCAGTTTGGCCGCGAAGGCGACGGTATCGTAGCGCGCCCGTTCCTGGGCTTAGCCACCGGCCCCTGGGAAGACAGCGACGAGATCCTGGCCATACTGCAGGACCACCTGCAACAGGCCATGCACACCAACTAAGGTGCCCAGCCCTCTTGCATATCAAAGGCCGTCAAAGTACTGCCCTGGTAACTGCAGCTATAACGATAATTGCGCCAGGCTCCCCGCCCGGTTTGCAGCTTGGCCCGCCCCGTTACCATATCCAGGTCCAACCCTTTGCGAGTCGTATCTGTACTCACAATCTCTGCAGTGTACTTGGCCATGCCTTGTACTTTGTCGTGGCATGCGGCTATTTCCTGATCATTGCCACAACCAGTTAACAGCAAAGCCAGCACCAGCATCGTTCCCTTGTTCATCGTTATTCCCCCTTTGCCTGTGTACGTAATTGTTTGGCTTCATCTATTGTCAGCCATTGCCATCCGGCATCTTCGCCCCCTGAAATCAGCGTTTCGCCCCACTCCCAGGTATAACCGCCATCCTGCAATACTTGCTGTTGCACCGACAACGGTGAATGCCAGGTTGGCCAGGGCACAGAAAAGGTACGTGGCTCCACCTCTACTATTCTCCAACTCAGCCACGGCTGCTCTGGCCGATTACGGCCCCGCTGGTAAACCACCGTGCCACATAACGCCCCGTCTTTGTAAATACGCAGTTTGCGCCGCTGCACATCTACCCAGTTCTGCATGCCCTCCCCCAAAAACCGTGCAACCGCCTCAGCGCCATTCTAAGCGCATTAACCCTTTGCACAGCTACCGTTGCTTTAGATTGATCCATTTAAACGATTCTGGAAAGATTTAAACAGCAATTAACAAGGAATGCAGATGGAAAACAACAAGAACAAAACCAGGTTCCCCAAATGGCCGCTGATTGGCCTGGCGGTGTTAATTAGTTTGCTGCTTTTTGTCAGCATGCTGCTGGCGATCCATTTAGGATCATCTGCAGAATGTGGGCCGGACCAAACCCCTTGTTACAGGTACTTAAAGGGAGACCTTGGCACTTTGGGGGATTTTATTGGTGGTGTGCTTAATCCGCTCCTGTCTTTTATAACAATCTGCTTGTTGATTGGGCAGTTACGGTTGCAGTCAAGTGAACTAGCTGCAACCAGAGATACATTGAACGAAACCAAAAACATACATAACGCAACAGCTCTGACTCACGAACGAGCACTACTATTGCAACAGGCCAACGACTACTGGCCTGCCGCAAAAAGCAAAATGAGTCAATTGGTTGATAGAGTAGAAACTCTCTACTATGAAAATGCCATACCTGTATTTCCAGAAGCTGAAGAGGTAACAATTGATCGTCTTGCAAATCAGCATGATGATTCGGAGCTTGTCTGGTTTATGAGTAATGATTCATACGTCGCACTACTTGAGCAAAGCATTGGTGAAATAGTCAGCATCGCTCAGCATTACCTTGATCTAGCCAGAATATGTCGGGAGAAATACCAGATACCCGGAATACTTTATTTTGACGAAATTGCAAAATTAAATGGTCTTGTAAATCACATATATAGCGAACTCAATGTTTACATGGTTAACGATGCTTCCCTGAAGCATTGCTGGATAGAATTAGGGAAGGAAGTATTGGTAACAGAGTCCCAATAGCCCAAACCCACACTAAACCAACCTAACCCCCAAAGCCCGGCAAACTGGCCGGGCTATGAAAAAACATCAACGCCTATACAACTTCGCTTACCCAGGAGTCGGTTATGTAACCGCAACGCCTGCAGCGGCCTTGTCTGTAGCTGCCCTGTCCAACCAGGAACAGCCGCTGGGTATCGCGGCTTGTTCGTTTGCCATTGTCCCTAACCAGTCCTGGCAGCAAATCCTGCCTGGCCAGCCATTCGCCGCTAAAGATGGCCGCCCGTTAGATGTACCCAGCCGCAAGTGGAATATCAACGACGAGTTAGGCCCCCGCCTGGCAGCGCTCCTTAACAGCCGCGCAGCACAGGGCCAGGAACTGCTGTTTGACTACGAACACCAAACCCTGCTCACCAAGGTTAACGGCCAAGACGCCCCCGCCAGCGGTTGGGGCAAACAGTTTGAATGGCGGCCCGGCCAGGGGCTGTTTGCCCAGCTCAAGTACACCCCCAGAGCCAAGCAAAATGTCGCCGACGAAGAGTACCGCTTTTTTAGCCCTGTGGTGATTTACGACACCAGCAGCGGCGACGTGGTTGACCTGCACAGTGTCGCTATCACCAATGACCCAGCCGTACTGGGCATGCAGGCCGCCGCCCTGAATAACCGTTTCGCAACCCCCCAGGAGAAACCCATGAACCAGGCCCTAGCCCTATTGCTGAGCTTTATTGGTGTAGACGTTGACACCAGTAAAGACATTGATGCCGCCGCCCTTAAAGCCACTCTGGAATCTAAAGAAGTTGAACAGAAGCTGGCCGAGCTTAAAACCAAGGTCGACTCCAACAACGAGCAAACCACCCAGATTGCAGCCCTCAAAGCCGACCTGGCCAATGCCAAAGCCGGGCAACTGGATATGAGCCAGTTTGTGCCGGTGGAAACCTACAACGCCGTTATCACTGAAATGGCCGCCCTAAAAGCCAGCAACGACGGCCTGACCGTTGACCAGGTCATTGATAAGGCCCAGCAGGAAGGTCGCTTTATCGCCCAGGCCGAGCTGACCTACTTAAAAGAGCTGGGCCAAAAGCAAGGGGTAGCTGCCCTTAAAGCCACCCTGGACAGTCGCCCCGCCATCGCCGCTCTGGGTGGCCAGCAACAAACCACCCAGGCCAAACCCGACGCCGACGACAAAACCGGCACGGCGGCCCTTACGGCTGACCAAAAGGCCATTGCTGATCAGTTGGGTATTTCCCATGCCGACTACGCCAAAGAGCTAACAACCGACCAGGCCTAATTAACCCTACAACCAGGTAGCTACCAGGAGAACCCGCAATGATTATTACGTCCGCAACGTTAAACGGCTTGCGTACCGGCTTTAAAAAGAACTTTGAAGACGGCAAGGTCAAAGGCCAGCCCATGTTCCAAGAAGTGGCAACCGTGGTGCCTAGTTCCAGCAAATCGAATACTTACGGCTGGTTAGGGCAATGGCCAGGCTTTCGCGAGTGGATTGGTCCCCGTGTAATGAAGTCAATGAAGGAACACGCCTACAGCATCACCAACAAAGATTTTGAAAGTTCGGTGGAAGTAGACCGCAACGACATTGACGACGATAACCTCGGTGTCTATGCCCCTATGTTCAATGAAATGGGTTATGCCGCGTCAGTCTTCCCCGACGAGCTGGTATTTCCTATGTTGGCGGCTGGTTTTACAACTGTCTGTTACGACGGCCAGTACTTCTTTGACACCGACCATCCGGTAAACGCCGAAGTGGATGGCACCGGCGCAGACACCAGCTATGCCAACGCCATTATAGATGCCGGGTACGTGGGTGAAGCGTGGTATCTGCTCGACACCAGCCGCAGCCTTAAACCCCTTATATTCCAAGATCGCAAAGGCATGCAGTTTGTGGCCATGGACAACCCCAACGACGAAGCCGTATTCACCAACAAGATCTTCCGTTATGGCGTCGACTGTCGCTGTAACGTCGGCTATGGCTTCTGGCAAATGGCCATCGGCGTTAAGAAAGCATTAACGCGCGACACCCTGTGGGAAGCCATCAATCTGATGCGCAGCTTTAAGGCCGATGGCGGCCGCCCACTTGGGCTGGGTAAAAACACCCTGACGCTGGTGGTGCCCAGTTCACTGGAAAAGCTGGCTAAGCAAATTAACACCCGCGAAATGATTGACGAGGGCGGCGTATCGGTCAGCAACGAGCTTAAAGGTCAATTTAAGGTTGTTTCGCCGGACTTCCTGTAACCCATAACACCCCGCGACAGCCCACTAGGGCACCACGCAACCAGCGGCTGGTGTAACCGCCAGCCGCTGGACCAGGGGTACAACCATTACAACTGTGACAACTGGGAGACAAATAATGACTAAATCAGCCTTAATAAAGGTCCTGGTGGTGACCGCCCTGGGTGCATCGTTTCGCCGTTGCGGCCATGGTTTTACTGACCAAGGCAGTGCCTTCCCCCTTGATTATTTCAGCGAATCCGACCTCAAGCGGTTGCACAAAGAACCGCGTTTATCTGTGCGGGAAGTGGCCCTTGAAGAACTGGCCGATACCGTCAACACCGACGCTGTGGACCAGGCCGCCTACACCGCCGCCCAGGCCGAAGCGGAAAAAACGGCGGCTAATAAGAAAACCGCCAATCCCAAGGCCGCCGACAAAGCCCCCCCCAAAGATGAAGCTGGCGACGACAAAGCGGCTGACCAACAGGCGGGCGCGTAAATGTACTGCACCGTTGATGGTTTAGTTGCTCGCTTTGGACAACAAGAGTTGGTCGACCTAACCAACCCCGGCCAAAGCCAGGTTGACGCCGCCAAGGCCCAAAAAGCCATAGACGACGCCACGGCAACCATTAACGGTTACTTGGGAGGGCGTTACACCCTCCCCCTTTCTACTGTGCCTGCCGTACTGGTAAGGCTTTGTGCAGATCTGGCCCGTTACTACCTGTACGACAACGCCCCCTCCGAAGTGGTTAGCGCCAATAAGGTAGACGCCCTGGCTTTTTTAAAAAGCCTGGCCAAAGGCGACGTTACCCTGGGCGTTGAAACTTCAACCCCAGCGGTACAACCCGACGACGCCATAGAAATCCAGTCCTCTGAACTGGTATTCAGCCGCCGCAATAGCAAAGGGTTTATCTGATGTTGGCCCTGCTTGAAAGCCGTTTAAAAGCCCTGTCGGTGTTTGACCGGGTCGGCAGCGCCCTGTCAGTGGCCATGGCCATGAAAAATGGCGTAGCCCGCAACATGGAGGCCTTTGTTATCCCACTGCCATCTACCTACAACGAGCGCAGTCAGGACTTAGGCCCCCTAACCCAAAAAGGCGTGAAAGCCTTTGGCGTGCTGGTAGGTATTCGCTCGGTTAACGACCCAACCGGCGCAAACGGCAACGCCAAAATCGACCAGCTAGAGCAAACCCTGCTGGGCAGCCTGCTGGGTTGGCACCCTGGCCCCAACTACGAGCGAGTCAGCTTAACCCGCACCGAACCTGTTGGCATGCCAGACGCCACCTTGTGGCATTTGTACCGCTTTGCTGTCCCTCAATACCTTGCAGAAGGAGTAACCCATGGCAACCCCTAACCCAGCCCCCGCCAAAGGTGGCCGCTACTACCAGGTAGACGGCAAACGTGTCAGCGAGGCGGACTACCTAACAGCCCAGGCCAAGCAAAAAGCTGCTAAGGCCAAACCGCAGGAGAAAGCGTAATGCCTCTTAACGCCAAAGAAGAATACATTCTGTTCAAACTGCAGGCGGCGGCCTATGGCACCGACGAAGCCCTAACCGGCCTGAATGCCATTGCGGTTTACGACATTAACTACAACCCTGAGTTTACCCGCGAACAGCTGCAGGAAGCGCTAGGGTTCCCCGGCGCGGCAGGCGAACAAACCGTTGCCGGCTACCAGGCTATTACCTTTAAGTTTTATGCCCGTGGCGCAGCCGATGGCCAGCCCGCCACCCCAGTGCCGCATGCGCCGCTGCTACGTGCGGCAGGCTTGAGCGAAACCGTCACACCCGACACCAACGTAGCTTATGCGCCCGTGTCGGAAGCATTCGAACACGGCACATTGTATTACTACGCTGGCGGTGCCAATGGCGTGCTGCACAAATTAACTGGTGTGCGCATCAGTGGCCTTAAGTACGTCAGCAAGCCAGGTGCCCTGGATTACTACGAATGCACCGCCATGGGCCTCGACGTAGACCCAGAACCAGCAGGCGCGTTGCCAGCAGTAGATTGGTCTGGCCTAACTGCCCCGCTGCCCACCGCTGCCAACACCGTGGAAACCATGACCTTGTTTGGCAACCCAGTCGGCATGGCCAGCCTGGAGGTCACTTTTGGCAATGTCTTCAGCCACCTGCATGTCACCAACCAGGAAGAGATCGCCTTTGAGGAACGCAATGGCTCTATCAGCATCTCCATTGTTGAACCGGATCCAAGCGCTATCAACTACTGGACCAAAGCAAAAAAAGGCGAATCCGGTGCACTGAACTACCAGCGTGGCAAAACCGCCAGTCACGGCGGCAATATCCACTTGCTGGCAATCCCCAATGCACAACTTGGGCAGGTATCGCGCCGTAACGATGCAGGCCGTCTGTACCTGGATTTAACCCTAACGATCAAGCCGCTAACCAAAAACAGCGACTTTACCCTAACCACCCTGTAAGGCGGCGCTGCCGCCTCACCCAGTTACTAACCGGAGATACCCATGTTTCAAGTCGACGCCCTGGCAAAACAACGTTTTAAAGCCCCGGTAGTGGTACGCATCCCTACCGAAGACATCGACAGCAAAGGCCATACAGTTTACGCCTACGCCCATTTTGTTGGCCTGTTCGAATGCCTGCCCTTGCCCCAGGTTAACGAAGAGCTGGACAAGCTGGTACAGCTGCAAAAAGAAGGTAAAGAACGCGAAGCCCTGGCATGGGCAGATGAGCGTATTGCCACCTATTGGGTAGGGTTCGAAAAACACCCTAAACATGATTTCCCCTTTATGGACGGCGACCAGCAGTTGGCCAACACCCCCGACAACATTAAACGCCTGTTGCAAAGCAAAGAAGTGCGCGACGCGGTTACCCAAACCTACCGCGAAGCCCGCGAAGGAGATCCCCTGGCAAAAAACTCCAGGAAGTAGCCACGTACTGGGCTACCAGCGGCAGCAGTAAAGCCAAAGTGGTGGCCGAGCGCATGAAAGCGCTGGGCGCACCACAGGAACTAATCGACCAGCAGGCCACGGCCCAGGCTGGCCCCGATATTCAGCCAGGCAACCTGCTCACCGTGCGGCTGTTTTACGCCGTGTCAACCCAGTGGCTAACCGCTGGCATGGCAGGCACCCGCACCGGGTTGAACTACCCGGCTATCGATGTAAGGGCCATGCGGATGCCTGACTACCAGGCACTGCCAATCGAGTTAAAGGACGCCGTATGGCGCGGCCTGCAAGTCATGGAACTGGCCGCCCTGGCGGCATGGAGTAGCCAGGAAGGCTAAGGGCAGGATGCCCACCCCATTAATTTACGTACCGGCGCATCCAATGAACGACATGCAGTTAGCAATCAGATTCACCACCGAGGGCGGCAAAGTTGTCGTTCGCGACGTGCGTGATATGTCTGAAGCACTGCAAGACACCAACACCAAGTTAAAGCAAACCCAGGGCGCGGGCCAAAGTGCCAAAGCGGGGTTAGATCAGGCCAAGCGCGGCACCAACGAGCTAACCAAAGGCACCCGTGCGGTTAGCAAAGACATACAGGACCTTAAAGACCACCTAACCGCCATGGTGGGCGTAGGCGCGGTGTTCTACGCCGCCCTGTCTGCAGCCGGAAAGGTCAAAGATTTCGCCCACCTGGCCGACGACTTCAACGTATTACAAACCCGAGTACAAACCGCCACCAAGGCCACCGGCGACTACAACGAAGTCAGCAAGACCATGTACGCCATTGCCCAGCAAAATGGCGCAGCCCTGGACAGCACCGTTGAACTGTTCCAGCGCATGTCTACCGCCCGCAAAGATCTGCAGGCCACCAACGAGCAAATGCTGAACTTTACCGACGCGGTGCAAAAGCTGGGCATCATCGGCGGTAGCAGTACCGACGCCATGAAAAACGGCCTGCTGCAGTTAAGCCAGGGCCTTGGCGGCGGCGTGGTAAGGGCAGAAGAATTTAACAGCGTACTGGAAAACATACCCGAACTGGCCAACCGCATTGCATCCGGCTTTGACAAAACCACTGGCCAACTGCGCCTGCAAGTGCTGGAAGGTAAGCTCTTGTCGCGCGACGTGCTGGACGTGATCCTACAGCAGTTGCCGCAAATCAATGCCGACATGGCCGCCATACCGCTATCGCTGGGCCGCGCTGGCCAAACGTTCGACAACGCCATGGGCATGGCCTTGTCCCGGCTGGACCAGGCCACCGGTGCCACCCAAACCTGGGCAGCCTTGCTGGTAGGTGCCGCCACCACCCTGGACGAAATGGACGCCAGCGAACTACAAAACGCCACGGCCGCTATTACCGCCCTGGCCGGTGGCGGCGCGGCGCTGTTAATCCTGAGTAAGTACGGCGTAGGCTTGGCTGCAGTGGCCGTTGGGGCGGGTAAACTGGTCACCGGCTTACGTGCCTGGTATGTAAACCAAACAGCGGTAAATCGCACTGTCTACAACGCCAACCTGATGATGACGCAAACCGTGCCAGTGGCCAATCGCGCCACTGTTGCCGTTAATTTGCTAAATGCTGCAGGTAAAGGCCTGCGCTCTACACTGGCACTGCTGGGGGGCCCTGCTGGTATAGCGTTACTGGCCGGTTATGCCATTTACGAGTACCTAAACGCCACCGAAGACGCCATTGACCCAACCAAAGAACTAACTAACAAAGTCGAAGGGTTAAACAGCGCCATGAGCGAGTTAAACCCCTTTGCCAGCTTCACCAAAGCCAAAGCCGAAGCATCGCTAGCCCTGTACCAGGGCCAACTGGACTTTGCCGTGCAACTGCTGCAGGAAGCGCGGCAGCGCATGCACGCCCGCCCAGACGACAAAGTAGCGCTGCACTACTTCGACGCCGCCCAGGGCAAAGTCGACGCACTCAGTAAAAAAATCCAGTTCCTGGAACAGCGTTTGGGGCAATTGAACGAGCAGCAGGGTAAAACCAGCACTGGCACCGACGAAGTAAACAAAGAACTGCAAAAGTTGCTGGACACGCTCTACCCCGCGCAAGCGGCAATGACTAAGTACACCGCAGAGCATGAATTGCTTGAGCAAGCGCATAAGTCCGGGCTGCTGTCCTGGGGCGCATATATGGAAGCGGCAACATTGCTAACCGGCAAATACGCCGAACTCACCGCCGAACAGAAAAAAGCCGAGAAACAACAGGACAAAAACACCGCTGCTAATGCTGACTATATAAAACAGCTGCGCGAAGAACTGGGCCTGACCAAATACCAGGGCCGCGAGTTAGCCGTGCAAACCGCGCTGCGCCGTTTAAATGCCGACGCCACCGCCGACCAGGCCCGCGAAGTGGCAGACCTGGCGCGCCAGCTGTATGACGCCCAGCAGCAAGTTGACGACTGGGGCCAGGCCTGGGTATCGGCGTTTGAGCGCATCGACAGCAGTTTTAGTGATGCCTGGTTTGAGGCGCTCAGCGGCCGCGCCGATGACGCCTTTGACGACATTCTGGATGCCTTTAAGCGCACCCTGGCCGAAATGCTGCACTTGGCCATTACCCGCCCCATCGTGCTGCAGATCCAGCAAGCCATTATGCCCATGCTGGGTTTAGGCAGTGGCGGCCTGGCTGGTACGGCATTAAGCGGGGCATCTGCAGCCAGCTCACTGGGCGGCCTGGCAGGGTTGGGCGGATTGTTGGGCGGCAGTGGTATTGGTAATGCCCTGGCCAGCGGTGGTCTGTGGCTTGGTCACAACGCGGGCATTTATACCAACACCTGGGGCAATACGTTGTTTTCCGGTGCTGGCCGCTATGCCAACTGGCAGTATGGCGCTGCTGGGATTCTCGGTGGCCTGTTTGGTGGCACGGCCGGTGGCCAGGGTGCCCTGGGTGGCTCGCTGGGCTCCGCCATCGGGCTAGCTGCCGGTGGCCCCATTGGTGCAGCGGTGGGCGCGGTGCTGGGTGGTGCGTTCGGTTCGTTGTTTGGCGGCAACTGGAAGCAGCACAAGGTAGAGGCCCGCCTGCAGTACGGCGGCAGCGACTTTGACGGCGAAATCTGGAGCCAGGAGAGGAAGAAAAAACTCTGGAAATATAGGTACAGAGACGAATCCAGCGAGATATCTGACGACCCTATCAACGCGATTTTTGATCAAGTCGAGGCGTCGATCCTTTATGCCGCCGACCAGTTCGATATTGAATCTGTTACAACCAGACTGACCACCCGCTTTAACGAGGATTTTGTAGGCAGCTGGCGGCAGGGCTGGTCCCAGATCGTTCAGGATGTTGAGACTCCCATAGAAGAGTGGTTAGCCAATTTCAGCCGCTCCACCACTATTAATATCAAGGACATGAGCCAGGAAGAGGCCGAGGCCGCTATTGCCGACTGGGTGCAGTCAGTCACCGATTCGATGATTAACCAGGTGTTTGGCTCATTCTTAACTGACCTGCAGTTAGAAGGCGAGGGCCTTAGCGATACGCTGCTGCGCGTATCCAACAATATGCAAATCATGGCAGGCCTGGCAGAGCAGTTAAATCTAACCTATGACCTGACTGGCAAATCTGCTGCACTGGCCGCCACCGGCATTGTTGAGATGGTGGGCGGGCTAGATGCGCTGGTGGCCCTAACCGGCACCTATTACCAGGAGTTTTACAGCCAACAGGAACAGTTTGACCGCCTGCAGCAACAGTTAAGTACCACCTTTGACGAGTTAGGCCTAACCCTGCCACAAACCCATGCTGGATTCCGTTCGCTGGTCGAAGGGCTGGACCTGAATACCGAATCCGGGCAGGAGCTGTTTGCGAAACTGATGCAACTGGTGTCGACCATGGACCAGTATCTGGATCAAGTTGAAGCCGCCAAAGATGCCACCACAGGTCTGGGCGACGGGCTAAACAGCGTAACCGCCGCCAGCGCCCAGTGGCTAGCCAGCATCCAGCAACAGCTAGACCGTATCGGCCTGGACGGTGCAGCCCTGGAGCTATACGACCTCGATAAATGGTATCAGGAGCAAATCAACCAGGCTGAAGAGCTGGGAGCATCCACCACGTTACTGGAGCAACTGCACGGCCGTAAACGCCAGGCCGTAATCGACAAATATCTGGAGCAAATCAACGCAGATACCGCAAAACAAATGGATGCACTGGCCGCCGAGCATGAGCGTGCGGTTGCAGATGTAACTAGCCGTTTTACCCAGCTGTTTGATGCCATTCGCGCAGCCTCAGCGAGTCTGGCAGATAGCATGCTGCAAGTCCGCCGTCAGGGGGCAAGCTGGGATGAGGTTGGCTACCAAACGGGCCAAATCAGCACACTGCGCGGCCAACTGGATAGCGGCACTCTGGAGCAACAGGTAGAGCTGATTGGCCAACTGCAGTCTGCAATCATAGCCCGTTACGACGCCCAGGTAACCGGACTGAATGACACCATTGCGAATCATCAGGCAAAGTTGGGCGAGATCCAATCGGCCTATGAGGCCATTAGCAATGCCATTGCTGGCTTTAGATCCCAAGTTGATGATGCGGTATTGGCAGTCCGCCGCGCCATGCCCGGCTGGGATGAGATTACGCACCAAGCCCAGCGCGTAGCCCAGCTCAAAGGGCAACTGAGCAGCGGCAGTATTGAGCAGCGTTTGAGTGCTGCCGACCAACTACTGGATGCCACCAACGCATGGTATGACGCGCAGATTGCCCAGCAACAGGAGCTGGCGAACGCCGAGCTTGAGCGCTTCAATCGTCTGCGCGACGCTATCAGCGGCCTTAACGAATTTGCATCAGGCCTGGGCACTAGCAATCTAAGCAACCTGAAATCAGGTGATCAACTGGCATTGCTGGCCGCCCAGTACAATGATTTGCTGGGCAAAACCCAGGCGGGTGATGCCAATGCGGCGGGTAAACTACAGGGCGTATCGTCTGACTACCTGACACTGCTCCGCGATTACTATGGGGCAGGCAGTGCCGAATACAACACCCTGTTTAACCAGGTTAAGGACGCCCTGGGTGCCCTGGATGCACCAGAAGAATCAGAGTTGCCCAGCGAAGTATTAGCCCATCAAACTGCAGTGGAGCAACTGCAGCAGGCCCAACTGACCGAGTTACTAGGCCTGCAAACGCTTGCACAGCAACTGCAACAGCAGGCAGACGCACAGCAACAATATGAATCAGCCCTGACCCGCGCCGCCATTGCCAGTGCGCAATCGGCATTGGTGGACGTACAGCAGCAGGCGTTAACCGAGTTGCAAGATCTGCAAACGCTCCTGGACGAGCTAAACAGCCAGGCCATCATCGAGCAGACCAGCGCCCTGGATGAGCTACAAAAGGCGTTTGAGGCCAAGCAGGACGAGTTGAAGGCGCTACAGGAGCAACAAATTGCAGAGCTGCAGGCCATTGCAGCCAGTAACGCCGAGATAGCCGCCAATAGCCCACCAGTTATCAATGTAGAGGTGGTGGTAACCCCACCGCCGCCGGTTGTTATAACCGTGCCACAACAAAAATCCACTGGGGTCGAGCAACAGCCCGTGCAGCCCAAACAACCCGACCCAAGGCCTAATGTCGTCTCGGACCCTGAGATTGTCCGCCAGTTGGAACAACTCAACCGCACGTCAGAGCAACAAACGCGCGCATTTAAAGATGTGTCAGACCGACTCGACGGCGGCAGGAGGATTGCCTGATGTACGCCGACTGGATTAAGAGTTTAGGCAAAGAAAGGTGCTACCTGGTAGAAGCAGAGTACGAACTTGGCAGCGCGGTGCACACGCTGCGCCTGTCAACCCATCCATACCGCAGTGGCCCGACGGATACCCCGGCCTGGACTGCCTACCCGGACTACATCCTCAACCCCGGCACATTTGACCGCCAGATGAGCGAGATGTTTACCGGCCAGAGCATTCTGGGCTCAACAGAGATTGAGCTATTTTTACACCCCGACGATATCCAGCCACTGCTTACAGAGGCCGACTTTGGCGGCAGGTCCGTAACAATCCGTTGTGGGGACAAGTTTTGGCCGCTTGCTGAGTTTGGCCTGATTGCTACCGGCGCTATCGCAGATAGCCTGGTGCAAAGCAGCGAAACGACAGCAGTTTTAAAGCTGCGCGATAGAGCGGCGATATTTGATAAACCCATCCTGACCGAAACATACGCCAGCGGGCCAAGTGAAGGGCGATTGATCCCCCTGGCCCTGGGTAACTGCTTTAACGTAAAACCTGAGCTGATTGATGCTAACAATCACACATACCAGGTAAGCACCGGCCCGGTGTCGGCAATTGGGCCAGTGCGCGAGAACGGCCACGCCATCCCACACACTGTGGATTTAGCCACTGGCAAATTTACCCTGATCAATGCTGCGGCGGGCACAATCACATGCGATGTGGCGGGGATTATCTCCGGCAGCTATTTGCAATACCCCGCCCAGATTATCAACTGGCTACTGGCCCGCCTGGGCCTGCCAGCGTCCGCTAACCAGGGCTGGCCTAATGTGCCCGTAGGTCTATATCTCAACAGCGATAGCAGCGACCTATCGTACCGCGCAGCATTTGACGCATTGGCCAAGTCGCTGGCGGCCGCCTGGTATTTTGACCGTTACAGCGTGTTAAAACTGCATAGGTTTAATGGGCTGCCCGCCGACCCTGAAAGTAGTCTGCAGATTGAAGAGCCACCCGGCAGCGGCAATTATGTGACTGTGCCTGTTACCAATGCCGATTTATCCGGCGAAATAGAGCGCGGCTCACTTCGCCCCCGCCGCCGCATTCCACCGCTCAAAACGCTCAAACTGGGCTACAGCCGCAACTGGTCGCCGTTAAGCACTATTGCGGAAGTTGTGCGCGATACGGACCCGGTGCTGGCCACGCGCCTTGAGAACCAATACAGCTACGTCGACGACAACAATAACACCGCAAGTCTTGATGCCGCAGACGTCACTACCGACACGCTACTCACCACCAAAGCCGCCGCCACAGCAGAGTGCAGCCGCCGCCTGGGTTTGGCTGTAAATGCACGTAACATCTATGAGCTAACCGCCGCGGCCGGGCCATTTGCCATGGAGCTAGGTCAGGTCATCAGCATTGACTACCCTGGCACGTTTGCGGGCGGAAAGTATTGTTGTGTCACGCGCTTGAGCGACGAGCTGAGCCGCGATGCATGTCAGTTAGAGGTGCTGCGATGAGCAACGTGCGCATCATCATGGATAATTTGTTTGATCAGGCTGCCCTGGTATTGGCTGATGCAACAGCCATTGCCCAGGCACCGGTGCATCATCTGCAAAAATATGGTCATAGCAAACGCTTTGTGACGCCCACGCTAACTGGCGCGCGTATCCTCGGCGATTTTACCCGCCCCATGTTTATCAGCGGCTGGAATCTGGACAGACACAACATCAGCGCCCTGGGCACCATCCAGATCAGAGGTTACAGCGGGCCGGGCCGGGGTGGTGACATTATGTTTGATACCGGGGTTGTACCTGCAGGCCGGTACAAGCCGTTGGGTGACTTTATCTTTGGTCTGGACCCATTTGGCGAAACCGAGTATCTGCGCTGGGAGTGGGCCTCAACTGCTATCTGGCTAGATGAGGCAGTAGTTGTACAGAGCTTCGAAATCATCATCAATGACCCAGACAATCCGCAGGGTTACATCGAGATAGACCGCATCCACGCCGGGCGTTATCTCACGCCGCGTTTCAATATCAACTATGGCCATAGCCTGGGTTTTGACGGCAGCAACACCGCGCCCCATCGCACCCAGGATAAGAGCCTGCACAGTGTGGCAGAGCAACCCGCCAGAGTGCTGAATTTTACCCTGGCCCATCTGGACGAGAGCGAGCGCAGCACATGGTTTGAGCAACTCATGTACGTGGGCAGACACCGGGATATCTATATTTCTGTATACCCAGCCACGCCAGGCGCTAAACGCCGTGATTACAGCATGCTGTGCAAATTTCAGTCCCTGCCGGATACCACCGGCAATTATCACAACAACTACCAGCAGCCGTATGTGCTGAGGGAGGCTTAATGGCAGCAAAAATCCCCGAATCCGGGCGCTTTAAAGTCCCTGATTATGAGTATGTGCAAAAGCTCAACACCCTGATTGACACATTCAATGGTTTGATTGACGACTTTGCCGCCCTGGGCATCAACATCCAGGCCGCCCTGGACATTGGCCAGGATCTGGAAGCCCTGGTCGGCGGTAACGTAGCCACAGAGGCAGACGTTAAAAAAGCCACCGATGTCGCCACGCTGGCCATGTTTATTTAGGAGGGTCCATGCCGTTAAACACCAGCAATATTGTATCCGTTGCGGCCAGCATCGCCGGGGGTAACCTCAGCGCGCTCAGCACCCCCGCCCTGGGGCAGTTGTACATCACTGGCCGGGTTGGGGCTAACATCGCCGCATTTGAAACAGAGCTGCAGAATCGCATCAGCGCCCTCACACCGGCCAGCGACCCGGTTGACATTGCCATCCTGGCAGGCATTGCCAGCGACATTAACGCCGCCGCTGCCGCCAAAATCAACACCATTGCCGAGCGCACGGATGTAGCCACATCCTCGCGCGCCACCCCGGCACAGGTCACCACTGCGAAAACCGACATTATCAACGAGCTGAGCCGCACCACGGGCGGTAGCCTCTACGCCTTGCTGTCATCGGTGATTAACAGCGCCAGAGACAGCGTTAAAGACGGCATCACCGTTAAACAGGCGCGCGATGCCGTGATGGCCGAGCTTGTGCGCGAAACGGCGGGCAGTCTGTACAGCTTGATTAAAGCGCGGCTGGACTTGTTGCCAACTAGCGTCATTAAGCCTGTGCAGCGTGGGGTTGTATCGGCAGGCTCCACAGGAGCAATCTCAATTAGCCCGGTTGATGTCAACAAAACCGTTGTATTGGCAACCTACCGCAGCGGCCACAGTATAAATGAGGGCACCAACTCGTACGCGATGAGCATCTCAGCCAGTGTGCATCTAGCCAGCAGCACCGCCATAGACATTCAGAGAGGGTCGTACCATGGCCAGCTTGATACCTTTCCCATTATTTACTGGCAACTACTCGAATTCGTATAAGGGGGCACTATGTGGCATTACTACGCACTACTGAATGATGCTGGCGTTGTTTACAGCGTACAACGCCGCACCGATGAGTATACCGGCCCCAACGCGGTTGCGCTGCAATCTGAGCAGACCGAACTGTTGGGCATGTACTACAACGGCACGGAGTTTGTTGACCAACAAACCAACAGCCCACCAACCATCACGCACTACCACACCGCCGCCGAGGCCATTACCGTTGACGGCAATGCCGCCCAGGGCTTTGGCAATACCTACTACGGTACAGCCGCGGTGGTCACGCAGTTTAGTGCAGACCTGGTTGATGAGCATGGCGCAGTGCAAACCGACATAGACGCAGCGGCCCTGGGCTACCCCCCAGTCCTGAAAATGCCGGTGCAAAAGATCGCAGGCGGCGCTAACGGCACACTGGTCGACGAGGTGTATTTTGACGTAACCCTGGTCAATGGCCATGTGACCGCTACCGGCACCATCCCCAGCAGCGGCAGTTGGTATTTGTTGATAGACCGCATCAATTTGGCCCTGGCCGCCATCAACGCCGATTGGCGTATCGAGCGCGCCAACGTGGTGATGTTGGTGTAGCTATGCAAGTCATTTATTGCCGCAACAATCATCCCCTCAGCCTGTTTGTGCGCTGGTTTACCTGGAGCCGCTGGAGTCACTGCGGCATCGTATTGGATGGCGACGTCATCCACGCCACCGCCGCCCAGGGCGTAGTTTGCCAGCCCCTAACCGAGTTTGTGCGCCAGTACCCTACCTATCAAATCTGCACAATGCCGGGTACAGCGCACCTGGCGATAGACCAGTTAGGTAAACCCTACGATTGGGGCGGGGTGCTGGGTATTCGTTGGGGGAAATGGGACGACCATAACCGCTGGTTTTGTAGCGAGCTGGTAGCGTACTGCAGTGGCCTGTTTCGGCCCAATCGCCGTAATCGCGTTACCCCTGAGCATTGCTGGATGGTGAGCAAATGAAAATAGTTGCCCAACAAATCCCGCCAGGCTCCACAGCAGTTCGCGTCTGCACAGACGACGGCGGGGCGCAGTTTGTCTGCATCGTCACCCCTCGCTCGGACCACGCCTGGGTGTGGCTCGGCGCAGGCAAATTAAACCCGCGCATCAGCTCAACGCTATTTGCCTATCTGCGTGAGCGTGGGCACAGCATATTGCGGTTTGAGCGACTGGAGCCAGACGGCAGCATGAGTCTGCATCGCATTAATATTGGGAGGGCATCATGA